AATGGTAAAGTAATTTCATATAAAGGCACATCAATTTTAGGTAACATATAATCTCCAAATAATTAAAATATTCTTCTCACAGCTTCAGCCGTTCCTCTAATTTGTGATTGTAGAATTTGAGAAACTGGCACTCCTGCAACAGAAGAACCAAGAAGTGCGGCTGCGGCTGCACCAAGGTCATAGTCGCCTTCATAAATTGTTTTAAATTTTTGATAAGCAAAATTGACAGTCAATCTATGAAAGCCATCATCCGACCAAGCTAATGGTTGCGCTGAGATTCCAATAGGAAAAGCATCAAATAATTCTACAGCATAAATCTGTTTAATGAAATCATCATACTGAACAATCTTAATGTTTGTCATGTAGTATGTTTCTTTGCCCTTAGGAAATCTAGCATTGTTTGTGTCATTAGGTACGATTGCTTCTAGCCAACGGTCAAATAGTTTTCTCTCATAGAATTCGTTTGTGCAAATCCAAGTCAATTGTATTCCGTCATCATATTGTGCTTTGTATGGAACTTTGAAACTTGGACCATAAATTTCAACATCACTAGTTTGTAGAGTTTTTCCAGGTAATGAAGCACTCTCACATTGAAGTGCTAGATATCTAGAAATAGATGAATTGTAAGAACGGGTTTGTTCTCCGCCAAGTACTCTTGCGGTAACATCAGAGAAAATTGAGTTCGGTAGATTTAAGATTTGTTCAAGTAAACCATTCTCAACAAACTTGCTAATGTATTGCGGTATCGGTAATATAACTTGGAAACGACTTGGACGGGCTAAGCCTTCTTTAGCTTTTATGTTAGCTAAAAATAATTGGGGTAAAAATGACATTAGAATTTTTTCCTAGAATCGGCCCAGACTTTGTTCTTTGTTGCCTTTTCAAATTGTTCAACCGGTAATAAGGCGGCAATGTCCCATTCATCAGCTGGAATTTCAACAAATCTAGATTGCACATGAGAACCTAGATATCTCTTAATGCAAGGTGTTGCTTCATATGCCTTTGAGAATGCAGCCAGCATTTGATAGTTTAATCTTAGCTTAGTTTGTGCATCAAAGCGATTATCGGTGGCATGTTCGCTCAATTTATCCAAAAGAATGATACGTTGCTTTGGGTGAATGTAATGTAAATTCAGCCCTAGAAAACCGTCTGGGTATAGTTGTATTGGTAGAACCAATGGGAACTTGTCGTAATATGGCAACTTATCCTTCGTTTTTGGGTCATAATAAAAATAGTACATGTGACCGATAAAATGTGAGGTTGTCTGTCTCTCACGGTCCTGCATTAATTTCTGAGGCGTTGGTTTTAAATCACCAACTTTGGAACGCAACCAATCACGGGCTTGTCTACTACGAGCCGTATAACCAGTCTTTTGCAACTGCTGATTGATTCTGTCCATTAAGTAAGCCATAAATGTATTTATTACGGTTTAAATGCCTAAATCTTTTTCCGTAACTATTTTAAATTGCCAGCCGTGTGCATGACAGAATTCATCGGCTGCTTTCCACTTCATTTGATTGACAACATAGGCAATGGATTCTCTTAGAAAATTCTTTGTCTTACGCTTTTGTGTTGGTTTTTTGGTCTGTGCTTCTGGTTTTACCTCAACTACATAAGTCATAATGGTATCATCTTTTCGTTTGACTTTTATGATAAAATCTGGAAAGTAACGATGCATTCGTTTGTCAACTGGACTGTAGTAGGGAATAGCCAATTCTTCCGATGACCACCAAATGATGTTCGGATTATCGTCAAACCACTTCATACAACGCAATTCCCAGGATGACCTATAGATTATGTTATCTGGATTGCCGTTATATTTTTTAGGGTTTTGTGGGGTAAACTTACCTTTGTAAGAATTAGTTCCATAAGACATATAAATATGTAGTAAAACTACAGGATCAACATGGCACTTTTTACCCTATCTGACATAACCTATAAAGCACAAGAAGCTAGAACTGTCGGACCTTTGCCTAGAGAAGCATTTGGTCAAAATATATTGAGATATCCTATTGATATTGGATCGGTGGACAAAGGACATTATATGGTCGTTCATATTAATGTTCAGAATAAAACTGAATATTCATCAAGATTGGCTGAGGATTCACGGTCAACAATACAAAGAAATAGGGAAGCGTTAGCTGGACAAACTGGATATAGAAATATTGGCGGATTAGCTAAAGAAGGAATTGGTCTTGGCTCAAGAGGCGCAAATAGCGTAGATGAATTCCTTAAGAAAAATTTTGATGTTAATACTGCAAAAATTGCAAAAGATGCTTATGAAAAGACTGTGAACTCAATAAATCAAATTACTGGCGGTGTAACACAAGATATATTTACCGCAGTAGATTCTACTTTTGAAACTATTGGATCAGATTTAGGATCATTAGACAATTCAACTTTTCTAAGAACTACGAAAAGAACTACAGACAGTATTGCTCTGTATATGCCTAATACATTAAATTTTACTCACAGTCAACAATACTCAGATTTATCTTTAGGTGGAGAAGCAGCCACAACTTTTGGTGCTATTGCAAAAACACTTCTAGATGATGGTGTTGATGCCGGGCAAAAAGGAAGAAATTTATCTCCATTTGTTCTTCAACAACTAACAAAAATTGCAGGATCATTAACAGGATCTCCAAATGCAGCCGCTGCCGTTTTTGCGGGAGCTTCACAACTATCGCAGAATCCACAATTAGAGTTAATTTACGCAAGACCAGATTTTAGGTCTTTTAGATTTTCTTTTATGTTTTATCCAAGAAGTGAGAAAGAAGCTGAAGAAGTATATAAATTAATTCAACGATTAAAATTTCATCAAGCGCCAGAAATAAAAAATGGAACAGCTGGATTCTTTTTAGTTCCTCCATCAGAGTTTGACATTGAATTTTATTATAATGGACAAATCAATCCAAATATACCTACAATTTCAACTTGTGTTTTACAATCAATTGATTTAGACTATGCGCCAAATGGATTTCACTCTTTTGAAACACCTGGAGATAATTCACCAAAGATTGGTGGTACTGGCACGCCAGTTGCTATTAGAATGGATTTGTCATTTAAAGAAACAGAAATTATGACGAAGTTTAATTTTCAAGATGGCGAAAGAAGTAAAGCGGAATTTCAAGCATCAGCGGCGTTGGGTAATTTTAATGAAACTAATTTTTCGGAACAACAATTTGATGCCGACAGAGGAGCTGGACTCTAATGGCAAAATACTTTAGATACTTTCCAAAAACCATTTATACATTAAATGGTTCAAACTCTCTTGATACAATTACTAATTTAACTGCTAGTTTTTCGTTTGATGAAAGTCTTTTAGAAAATTCCATTTCATACTATCAGTATACAGTACCTGATGGTGAAACACCGGAAATTGTCGCAAACAAATTTTATGGTGGACCAGAAAAACACTGGATTATTTTAAAGATGAACAAAATCTTTGATGTTAAGACAGATTGGCCGATTGAGCAAAGAGTTTTAAATGAAGTTATCAGGTCAAAATATGCAGACAGTTGGATAACAGAAACTTTTGAAATGGCTGATGAAGAAGGTAATCTTTTTGTTACAGAAAACGGTGAATCATTAATCTATGAAACGGGCAGAGAAAGAGATGGATTAGAATGGGCCATACTCAACAATCATTCTTTTTACAAAATTGAAACAAGATTATTTCCAGCAAATGGAGATAAGACTATTCAAAAAATTCAGATAACCGAAGAAGATTACAATAATCTTGTTGAAGAAAGCGCAAACTATACATTATCTGACGGAAATATTTTAACTGTATCAATCACAAAAACTAGAATGTCTTTCTATGATTATGAGGTTGAGGAAAATGATATTAAGAGAAGAATAAAAATTTTAAAGAGTGAATATGTTCCCGCGGTGGATCAAGATTTTGTGCGAGTAATTAGCAATGTCTGATAAGACAATTTTACAATCAACACAATATACCATTAAGAAAGATGGCCTATCATTAGCAACCAAAGCTGGTATTGTTGATTTGACTGGTATGTTTGAAGAATTAAATATATTTGACAGCATATTTAATCCATGCATGACAGGAACTATTCTCATAAGAGATGCGAAAGGACTTTCAAATAAACTAGCATTTGATGGCTCAGAAATTCTTTTAATTGATATGGGAAAAACAGAAAATCAAGCTACAATTACAAAATCATTTAGAGTTTACAAACAAAGTTCCAGAAAAGTTGTCAATATAAGTACTGAACTTTATATTCTTCATTTTGTTTCTGATGAATTCATCTTATCACAACAAACAAAAATATCAAAGTCATATCAGGACACTTATACGAATGTAGTTCTTGATATCTTAAAAAATTATTTGTTGGTAAATCCTGATGGCGTATTTTCGGTAGAGTTATCAAAGGGAATAAGAACTGTTGTTTTGCCTAACAAAACACCGATTGAATGTTTGGAATGGTGCTCAAAGAAGGCCGTAAACGAGGATTTATCGCCATCATTTTTATTCTTTGAGAATAAATTAGGTTATAATTTCTTAACTATTTCAAAGATGTTGGATCAAAGAGCCATACACAATATTAATTATCAACCAAAAAACTTAGCACTGGCGGCTGAAGATACAAATGAAATGATGGGTGCTAGATACATTGAAGTCGTTTCTCAATTTGATTTGAATAAGAATATCAAACATGGAGTTTATGCTGGTACATTTATTGGTTTTGACATTACAACAAGAAATATTGCAAAAAGAAATGTAGATTTTGATGATGTATATGCAACAGGAAGTCATGCAAACGAAACTCCAAACATTGGTATCATTACGAACAAAGCTGGATTTAAAAACACTGAGATGTTTAACTCAAGACGGGTTTTATTCTCAACTGGAATTTTTGGTTCACAAAGCGATTATGTCAAAACGAATGATCCAAATTCTATCAATTCCGATGATGATACATACAACTATGTAATACAAAGAGAATCGGTAATGAGGAATTTAATGAATCAAAGATTGAAAGTTGTTATGCCTGGAAACTTTGATTTAATTTCTGGAACAAATGTCAATATAACAGTTCCAACAATTGGTGCTCAATATTCGGAAAATATTCAAGATAACATAGACAAAACAAAAAGTGGTAAATATTTGATTGTGTCAACTAGGCAAATGATTACTTATGACAAACATGAAACTGTTATGGAAGTGGCAACAGATTCCAACAATCGTGATAAAGTTTATTTGAGTACACAACAACAAAATGATTTGGTAGATTTTTATGGATAATAATTTTGCTGGCAAGAATGGCTTTATTTGGTGGACAGGAATAGTTGAGAATCGGGATGATCCTCTAAAGTTAGGACGTTTACGTGTCCGAATTATTGGATGGCATACTGATGATTTGAATGAAGTTAAGTCTGAACATTTACCGTGGGCTGATGCAGTTACTCCATTAACACACAGCAATGCATCATTAGATATAAAAGAAGGTGATTGGGTTATCGGTTTCTTTACTGATGGGAACAATGCACAAAAGCCAGTTGTTTTTGGACAGTTGAATGGTCTAAATCCAAAAACTGTAAATACTAACGTTGGTTTTTCACCACAACTTACCCCGGAACAAAAAGCATTACAGCCAAAGGCTTCCGATTCAATTATCGTTGATAAGCCAGGAGAACCAACTACACCAAGAACAGCAAGAGGTGTAGTTGAGGGAACTCCAGTTGGCATAGCAAACGAAAAACGAGCGCACGTTT